TATTGATAGTCAACGCGGGTGGTGGTCTGTTGCTTTTTCTTCCCGAATATCCCGCCGATAAGAGACGGGATTGCAGATGTAACGATTGCTTCGAGCATCAGCGACCCCCACGATTTTTGCGCTCAACGTAGCTGTTCACTAAATCGATGGAGAACAGGACGAGAGCGATAACGCTTGCTTCGATTTGGGTAGCCAAATCTGCTTCCATGCCCACAGAGACAAGGAAGCCGCCGAGGAACGTTCCCGTTCGCCGGACGATGGGCGCAAGTAGCTCTCGGATGATGAAACTTTTCATTTTGACCTCACTTCGTATTTGAGGCCTTGACACAATATGCGGTGCTTGTGTGCTTGCGCACGTTTTACAACTTTTTTTCGCCGTTGTGTGGGCGACCCTAAAGGCCAGTCAACCAAAGGTTGCGCAGGGCCTATAATCAGTAATCTGTAAACACGTTTTAGGTGCTTGCTGATTTGATTTTTGAGGATTGTTGCTGCCTGTTGTGTCTTAGCCTGTTTCTTTGTGCCACGAGATATTGATTTTTTTCAATACCTCTTTTCTTTTTTTTGGTATGTCTTTTTTCCCGGAGATAGACCCTTTGAAAACTCCAATATATGGAGTTTCCGTTTTCAAAGGGCCTATCTCCTGCGTTCACACCACGGAGCAAACGGTCGCGAGTTTCCGTTTCCCTTGCCGCCTCGGGGCCTATCCTTGCATGTTGTGCGCGCCCGTTGTTCGGTCGAAGGTCGTTTTGCCTGCACGTCATTTCTTGTGATGGATAGGACTGCGGCTTGCGCCGCTGGTTCCCTACGGCGGCCAGGATAGCCCGCGGTGGTGGTTTTTGCGGCGGTCAGCGCTGTAAGCTTTTCCCGCCTGCGCCGAACTGCGGCAAGCCCCGCTTGTAAGCGGCGCTGCAAATCGCGGACGCGATCTGTTCGGCTGTTTTGGTTGGAAGGCCGAGGATTTTGATTGCCTCGCCTAGTTGGGCTTCGTCGGTTACTCGCCATGCTGCGTCACTCCCGTCATCAATTAGAATTGTTCCGTCCTCTAGGTGGTCAAATATTACACCGCTTTCCGGGTGGACGATATACCCGGCTACGCGGTGCCCCACACGCTGACCGTCCTCTATGTGGTATCCATGCGGTAGCGGTTCTTCCTTGTGGCGCGGGGGTAGTGGGCGATTTCTTAGGTGTGCCTTCCATTCGTCCTCGCAGTAAGTGGCCGCGCGATGCTTGGCTATCTGCCTATCCTCGTGTTCCTCGATGTAGTCCGATGGTGGCGGTTCTGTTCCGTAGGTTTTCGCCCAGGTATCGAGATAGGTATCGTTATAAATCTCTCTCATCCGCCCTTGGAGCATGAAACGCCTGCGGCGTCCCTTGCTGTCGAATTCGTCGCCAAATGTATAAAAGCCGCCTTGCGGTGCTAGCCCACGCTCGACGTGGTGGCGGGCTAATTTGACGAAGTAATCATGCCCAAGGGGTGGCTTTTTGCTCATGGACAGATGGTTGCGGAATGCCCGCTGCCCGCTCTGGTCCTTGAGCACGTATTTCAGCACATAACGAAACCCGCCATAGTCGGGGGTTTGAAAGTAGCTGAAACCCTCGGGCCAATACTCCCAGTCAATCCGACTGTTGATCTGCACCTCGGGGGATTTCCCTTTGAAGAAAAGGATTGCGTGCCAGTGGGCGCGGCCCTTGCGGGAGCCATATTCACCCGCAACGATGTATCGAACATCGTATCCGGCCTTGCGTAGCCTTTTCATAAACTTCTGGAAATCTGAATAGACGAGGACCGCCGCGTTGGGCTTGTCCTCTTTGTAGGTCAGCGTAACGGCTACAGTTGCCGTGCTGACCTCTTTTTCGGCAATGCAGCGACCAACCAGATCGTTAACGCGGTTGTTCTGGCATTGCCAGCAGTAGCGACACGCCGCCATTCCGACCTCGGGGATGCTTACGGGCTGAATGCACATTTCGCTTTCTCCTCTCTGCCGTTCTGTCGGCGGTGTCACTAACTGCATATCCCAACAAGGAGGGGGGATCGGGTTTCGGCGCGCCCCTCTCTCATTCGTTCGAGGGGGCGCACCGAGACAGAGCGCATTCCTGCGCCCTGTCAGTTTTTGTCGTGGCGGATTTCTGTCAGCCCGCTTTGCGGGCCTTGCTTTCGAGGTATTCCCCGAAATCGAGCGGCGTGGGTCGCGCCTGCCATTCGCATACGCTATCGATCATCGTCCAGCGATCCAATCCGGGCTGGTCGAGCCAAGCCGGGTTGTGCTGGAGCCATTCATCTGCTGCGCGAATTGCTTTCCAATTTTTCAGTTGCCAATGGGCCGGGTCATAGAAATTCCAATCCCCGCCCCATTCAACTTTGATTTTGGCCTTGCGGGCCACTTCCTTGCCAATCGCGCCGATGATTGCCCATTCCTTGGGGTCAAGATCCCACCATCGGCCATAGTGAACCACGTCGACCGCCGCGCCCCAGTTGTGCGCGCTTTGGCCGGGCTTGGCCCGGCTGCGGCCGCTTTCGTAAAGGTCCATTTGGCGTGGGCCATCGCGGAAGAACTCGGTAGCCACGAAGGGGTAGCCACGAGCTTCCAGCTCCTTTTGGAACCTGCGGTAGAACTCGACAATTGCCGGGTGGCTTGTCTCGGTCCGTTCCTTGACAACGCGCGCGCGGTATTTAACGCTCTTTAGCGTGTCAAGATTGATCAGCCTTTGGGCTGCTTCGATATGGGTCATGTTTCGCACCCTTTATATTTTGGCATAGGCGGCGCGGTGGGCGAACACCGCGCCGCTGTCTTTTTACTCCTCTGCGGGTGCTTCTTCCTTCTTCTTTTTGTGTTCGCGCTTTTGATCTTTCGCCTCCTGTTCGGCGTCAAGGTCAATGACCTCTTCTTGAGGTGGCTTGCGATCTGCATATTGCTCAAGGAGGTCTTGGCGTAGCTTTTCCATTTCTGATTTATGGTGTTCTTTTCGACGTGCTTCGTTGTAACGCATTAGCTGCATCATGCGATCAAACTCGGTATTACGTCGGTTGCGCGGCTCGATGTTGGTATAGGAGGGGGTTTCGATCCGCTCAACGCGATGGGTTCGGGCAAGGGAGTGAATGAAGATTTCGGTTCCCTCAGGGGCCGAAAACTCCACATAGGACTTGCCGCCCGCCGAATACTGAATTTCGAAACGGCCCTCGGCATACGCCGCGAGGACTTTTCCTGTCATGGCCGGATCGGAGCCGACATGAACGGAACAGGGGCCGTTTGTCTGAATAGTGATTGTGACAACCCGGCGGGAATTTGGGGCATCGAACTCGATTACTTCGCCGGGCAGCATCATTGACCATTCGGTTGGGTTTTTCAGGTCGAATTTTTGCATCTGCTTCGCTTTCTTTTGAAGGTTATTGGGGGCCCTGCGCCATTGGCGCAGGGCTATTGTTTGGAAGGTCACGCGGTCTGATCGATGCGAGTATTATCGACGTCCTCCGAGACTGCATCATAGTCGCCGGTATCCTCGAGAAGTCGCTTACCGAATACGGTGTTGCCCACGATATCCATCACGCCGAGCGTGGTGATTTCGTAAGGGTCAGACAGCGTGTCCGCGAAAACGTTGTGATGGATAGACCCGGCAAGATAGAAATCGTCGGTCAGGGTCGGATCGGTCGTTTCGACTGTCCAGATGCGCTGGCGGTTTTCGTCGAAAGGGTCGCCGATCTGGCGATGGAACTTTCCGCCAATACGGGGAATGGAACGATTCCAAACGTGATTGAGCGGGGCATAGCCGAAGGTCGCGTCAGGGGTCGAATGTTCAACATCGACGTGATCACAGGTGACAATATCGACCTTCTCGGGGTCGAGGAAGTCGCGCGTGTAGTTGGGAAGACTGTCTACCGAGGTGGTATACAGGAAGTGGTCCTTCTGGCGTTCGAACATCTGTTCGGGCACGATTTCGCAGGAAATCAGGATGATACCGCCGGTGTTGATCGGGGGCGTCCTCATATTAAGGGTTACTTGGGTGAGACCTGTGGTAACGGCCTTATCGAGGTTCGCGCCATCCGATGCATACCGCTTGGAGTAACCGACCATAGTGGTCTGGCTATCGAGCGGGATCGGCTGCATGAGCGCCGCGTCAGGAACGCGAACGGCTTGCATCAGCAGGTCGATGATATAGTCATCATCAAGGCCCGAATATTGTTTGCGAATGTTCGCAAAGGCCACAGTTTTTTTGGCCTGTTCAATATTCTGCAACGACAGGGCAAGGCCCTGACTTTGCATTTCTGCAAAGACCTCGGGAAGTCCATCCACCATCGTAATTCGGGGTGATGTGTTTGAAATAACAGTTGCTTTGGCCGTTCCGTCACTGTCAGTAACATTATATGGGCCCGAGCTTGCCGTGCTAAGTAGCGGAATGCCCTTCACTGGCAGTTGCGCACTTTCAAGCATAAGATCGACTTCGCCATCGAGCATAGCCTGATCGAAATCTGGCACAATGTGATTGAAGCCAGTGTTCAGCCAAAACGCCTCTGCAAGGGTCGTATCGTTTTTACTGCGAAGCGGAAGCTTCGTGCTGCGAGCCTTGCGGCGATGATTGACGAGGACGTTGTAGGCCTCGACAACGGCAGAGTTGAGCGCGGTTCCGTCCTTTGCATGAATGCCCATCACCTTGAACAGATCAGCATTGCGATCATAGGTGATCGTTTCAAAGAACGGGACGACTGCACCGCCCTCGGTTTCGGGAACGCCCATATAGGATCGGTTGAATTGATCAACGCCGTTGAAGCGATCAAACGCCGTGAAAGGGATCAAATCGGCGCGAACACGCACCATCTGCCCATTCATCAGGGTCATGGGCATTTCGGCAACGTCAATAGTGACGGTTGCACGGCCCCGCGAAACCCGATCTTCACGAAGAAGCGCGGTGTAGGCGAGGGGGATAACCTTGCCCGCACCTGCCGAGGTAATGGCCCTGATCTCATCGCGACGAGCGGATTTCGTGGGGGTGAGGGGTTGGGTCGAGATTGTTTCGGTAAGGTTCATTTTTTCACCTTTTTGAATGCCCTATGGGCTTTGGTTAATGCGGCCTTTAGCCGCTTTCTGCGGGCCTCACAGCCCTTGCACCGCTTTTTCATCAGTTGAAGTTGAAAAGCGGTAGATAGTAGGGGCGATCTGACGCCCCCGGTTGGACGAATGCACCGCCGCCACCACCGCCGCCACGCGGGCGAGAGTGATTGTATGTCGGGCGGTCGTATGCCGTTCGCCCCTGTGGGCCGGGTTGCGTCATTCGATCATAGATAGTTGATCGATTGCGCCAGAGACCCCAACCCGCCATCGCGCCCCCAACATATGGGGCTGCGTCTATTGCGACACCGCGCAGATAAGGCCCGTTATTTCGGAAAAATTCGGGCACTCCGATCCATTCGGGGTTTTCAATACCCGCTTCCTGGTTGCCGATGATGACGGTCTCCCCGCCCTCAGTGACAACAGGAACCGACATAGGAGGTATTTCGGTTTGTGCCCCAGGTGGACGTCCGCCGGATTGCCCGCCGGAGAGTTGCGGCCCTGATACGGGGGCCGGGGCGGTCACGTCATACCCAAACCCGCGCCCCGCAAGCGTTGCGGCGGTGTTGTTCAGTTGGGCCAGCTCGGCCCTTGCAAGCTCGAGGTTGATTGCCCGCAATTCGCGGTCCTGTGCCCGCTCTTCACGATTGAACCAAGTATCGAGGCCACGCTGCATGGCCTCGGATACAAATTGACCTGCGGAGAGGTTGGGTTGGGTGGTGGTCGCGTTGGCCCATCCGCCATTTTTGAGCGCGGTCAAGGGGTTGAAACCCGCTTTTGACGCGGCGTTGCGGATGTATTGATAGTCAACGCGGGTGGTGGTCTGTTGCTTTTTCTTCCCGAATATCCCGCCGATAAGAGACGGGATTGCAGATGTAACGATTGCTTCGAGCATCAGCGACCCCCACGATTTTTGCGCTCAAC